GAACCTTGTTTACTCTGACGCCGACGATGTGACAGTAAACTACTATGTCGACATGAAGGGCTACATCGACAAACGCCTCAACACCACGCGGATGATGATAGCCGGAGTCGAGACTTCCTTCGTCGCCACAAAGAACTACGCCATCGGCGACTTTGTCATTGTCAATGACACGCTCTATCGCATCACCGCAGTCATAACCTCCGGAGAGACAATTACTCCGGGCACGAACGCTTCCGAAACAACAGTAGCAGAGCAGTTAATTGCACTCTATAACGCATAAGGAGATTAAATCATGGTCTATCAGTACTACATCGTTGAGATCCAGCAGTATGAAAGCGGCGAGTATGGGCACATTGTCCACTACGCATGGGATACGGACGCTACAAAGGCGCGACTGAATGCGGAGTCGAAATACTATCAGGTCCTCTCCGCCGCAGCTGTCAGCGAGCTGCCGCAGCATTCCGCCATCATGTTCAACGCGGAAGGCTATCCCATCATGAACCAGTGCTACAAGCACAGCAGACCTGTCACGCCTGATGTTTCGCCAGAGACGGAGGAGGCAGCTGAATAATGCAGATTTTGCAGTATATCTCAGCCCACTGGATTCAGTGGTTATTCGCGGCGGCGGTGGCTGTCCTCGGCTGGGGGTACCGCACCGTCTCCGCACGGCTCAAAGCAGAGCAGGCGAAGAACGAGGCAATCGCGGAGGGCGTTCAGGCGCTGCTCCGTGAGAGCATCGTGAACAGCTACAACAAGTACAGCGAGCGCGGCGCGTGCCCGATCTACGGCAAGGAGAGCGTCAAAAAAGCCTACGCTGCCTATCACCAGCTGGGCGGGAATGACGTCGCGACGGAACTCTATCAGAAAATCCTGAAGATGGAGGAAGAGAAAAATGATCAATGAGAAATGGCTCCGCGCGGCAGGCATCCGCGCCATTAAAACAATCTGCCAGACCGCCATCGCTACGATCGGGACGGCAGCAGTCATGGACCAGGTCAACTGGACCGCAGTCTTGTCCGCATCACTTCTGGCGGGAATCCTGTCCATGCTGACGAGTCTCGCCGGTCTTCCAGAGGTCGACACCTCGGAGGCGAGGGGATGAGTGCGGCGAGCTTCATCGCCCAGATCGGGCCGATCGTGCAGAAGTACGCGGCGCTGTACGGCTACCGCTTCCCGTCGGCTATCATCGCACAGGCCTGCATCGAGTCCGGCTACGGGACGAGCTCGCTTGCGTACCGGTACCACAATTATTTCGGCATCAAGTGGTGGCGGGGCTGCGGCAGGAGCGCCGTGAACCTGTCAACGAAGGAGGAATACACGCCGGGCGTCCTGACGAGCATCACCGCAGGCTTCGCTGTCGGAAAAGACATGGAGGACGGCGTCCGGATGTACTTTGAGTTCATCCAGCGCAATTCCAGATATAACAACCTGAAGAGCGCGGTCAGCTCGAAGAACTACATCGAATTGATCCGGGCGGGCGGGTACGCCACCAGTTCGACCTACGTCACCACTGTATGGAACGTGGTCTGCACGCAGAACCTCGGAAGGTTCGACAAGCAGGCCGCACCGACGCCGGTCAGCTATGCCGGAGTTGTCACAGCTTCCGCTCTCAATGTCCGCACAGCTCCATCCACGACTGCGGACATCATGCAGGTCGCGGACAGGAATTTCATTTTGCCGAAAGGCCTCTGCGTCGCCATCGACGCCGAGCTGGACGGCTGGGGGAGACTTGCCTCAATCCCCGGGTGGGTCTCGCTCCAGTATATTAGAAAATAGCTGCTATACTTCCTCTTGCGGGCTCTCGTCGGATACCACCTCCGGCGGGGGCCCTTTTTGCGTGGAGCAGGATCAGACTGCCGATGACCTCGATCGTGTTCGAATACCGTTCCGTTGGGTCCACTTTGAGGGTCGTATCCGAACACGGCCCTTTTTCTTTTGTATTGTAAGCAATGATCACCTCTTCCGGCAGCACGGTCACACTCGCAACGAAGGTTTGCAGTATCTTCTTGTGGATCGTCTCGTCTTCAGTTCGGAAGGACTTTAGCCATCCCACGACCATCTCGCGCGGGATGACCGGGCGCTGCAGCCGGGCCTTCTCGATCTCTATCGTGTATTCCTCAATATCCGCCTCGACCTGGCTGAGCCTGCTGACGACAGATGCACCGGCGCCTGCCTCGATCGCGTCGATCAGATTCTTCTGGCGCCTCCGCGCGTCCTTCAGCTTTGCCTTCCACATCGTCGCGGGATCGTCGGCCTGCCGCTTCTCCTGGATCTCCATGATCCGGTCCGCGATGGCCTCGATCGTCGCGTCTTCCCTCAGTATGTCATCCATAGTGTGTCGAAGAACGAGTTCCTCCAGCTGGTCCTTCGGGACAGGCTTCAGCTCGCAGCCCTTCGTCCTGCACTTGTAATAGTGATACTTCATCCCGGACTTCCCAGTCCCGGTCTCCGCGGTCATTTTACTGCCGCACAGTCCACAAATACATTTCCCGGTCAGATAATAATCCACTTTTGCCTTCCCTTCCGCGTTGTTACGGCTCGTCTTAAAGTACAGTGCCGCCCGGTCGAACGTCTCCTGGTCGATGATCGCAGGTGCCGGGATCTCGATGCCGTCGAACGAGAACCGGCCCAGATATCTCTCGTTGCGCAGGATCCGGAAGACCACGGACGGCGAAGGCATCCCTCCGGCCCGGTTCGTCACGCCGTGGCGATAAAGATACTCCTGCAGCTCTCGTGTTTTCGCTCCTGCGATATGACGGCGAAAGACTTCCCGGATCGCATCAGCAGCCGGCTCGTCGATGATAATGTGCTGGTCGGCGTCCTTCTTGTATCCGTGTGGGAGCTTTCCGACCACGAAGCGGCCCTTCTTCGCGCTCTCGCGCAGGCCGCGAACGACCTTTTGCCGCAAGTCCGCGGAGTAGTATTCCGCGAGGCCTTCAAGGAGCGACTCCATCAGGATCCCTTCAGGACCATCCGGAACAGCCTCCCGCGCGTACATCAGCTGCACGCCGGCCTTCCGGAGGCGCATCTTGTTTACGGCTATATCCTCACGGGACCGGCCGAAGCGATCGATCTTCCATACGATCACCGCATCGAAGAGTCCACGATCCGCGTCATGCATCATCCGCTGGAACTCATCGCGGCCGTCCACACTTTTCCCCGAGACGTGTCGATCCGCGTATATCCCTATCACATCCACGCCCTTCTGCTGCGCGAACGTTCTGCAGTCAGCGACCTGTCCTTCTATGCTTTGATCTGTCTGTCGCGGTCCTTCCGAATACCGCGCATATATGACGCCGCGCATCAGCGGATATCAAGGACCGCGCGGACTGCGGCCTTAATTTCAGGGATAGCAGCCTGGTATGCGCGGAGGACACAAAGGTCATCAGCGGACACGCGAATAAGCTGGTCCTCGTGTGAGGGGTATCGTCCGCGGACATCTGTCGAGCAGAGCAGGTATTCGAGATTGACGTCAAACAGTTCCGCCAGCGCGTCCGCTTCCGGAAACTGTGGGCGGCGCGTGCCGCGTTCGTATCCGGAGATCGTGACGTGATTCACGCCGAGACGGTCCGCGACTTCCTGCTGTGTCATTCCTGCCTCTTTCCTCAGCTGCCGGATCCTGTCTTTCATTTCCATTTGATGTACCTCTCGAAAAACAAATCACAGTTCTATATTGACAAGTATAAGCGATGTGCTTATTATTGTAAATGTGCAAAACGCACAGTTAACTAAGCGAATAGATAACCTGAAGGAGAGACGAAGAGATGACCAGAGAATACAGAGACAGCAGGAAAGCGTTCCGGCCAGAGGTCGGCGGAGTGTACGAGAACCAGGGCGGCGGGATCTTCCGCTGCCTGAAGTCCGGCAGGGATCGTTCGAAGATGCAGAACGTAAGAAGCGGGTGGACATTCCAGGCTCACGGCGTCGGGATCTACGCTGACGGCCGGATCGACTGGGACTATAGCACCGGCGGCGTCTTCGCGGAATGAAAGGAGGGAAGAGATGAAGAGATACGACACACTGAGATGCAGCAACGCGGAAGACGTCAGGGCGCAGCTCCGGAACCTGAATGCAGCCGGCTTCCACGCCGTTGTCGGAGGACAGGACGGTCTGACCGTCACGATCACCGAGGTCCCGGAGACGGAGTACCTGGTGCGGGCGTTGACGGCAGCAGGGACGCAGCACACCTACTGCGGGACGATGGAGGAGGCAGAGGAGGCCCTATACACCATGATCGCGAGCGGCTACGAGTACGCGGAGATCTGCGAAGGCTATCCGGGAGAATGGACACCGGTGAAGAGATACGGGAAAGGAGGTGAAGTATGACTGCAGAACTTGATGCGAAGGCAATCGGCCGAAGGCTCCGGGAACTCCGGGGGTTCGACCTCTCGCAGAACGCGGCCGCAGAAGGCGCGGGCATATCCGTCGCGGCGCTCAGTCTGTACGAGACGGGGCAGCGGATCCCCGGCGGCGAGGTCGCCGTCAAGCTGGCGGCGTTCTACAACACGAGCACAGACTATATTTTTTTAGGCAAAAACTAAGCGGAACGCGTAGAAAACTACGCAGGAGGGAACAGATGGATCTGACAATGCTCGCGGAGGCCCTGCTGGATCTCATGCTGCGGGAGATGGCGAAGGAGGAGAGACATGACGACAACACTTGAGGGAATCGGCTTTCTGGCGTTTTTACTTGGCGCATCAGCAATAGAGAGCGCCTGCATCTGGATCCCGGTCGCAGTGATGACCGTGGGGGTGCTGGCTATGATGCTCGGCTTGTTTTTAGAGAGGAGGTGAAAGAGATGGAAAACAACACATTGATCAGACTGCTGGCCGCGTTCGGAACGCTGGCTCTGGTCAGGGAGATCGCGTTGTCGCCTATGCCCGACAACCAAGCGATCGCGCAGATCCGGGAGATCATCAAGCAGATCGAAGAGTAAGGAGGAAGAAGGATGAAGGTCACAAAAATAATCTGCGACCGGTGCCGCGAAGAGATTACCGGCATCCCGTTCTGGATCCAGACCGGAGCGGATGGAGATGACGAGGACGGCTTCTTCCGGGGCAAGGACTTCTGCCCGGACTGCATCGAGACGATGCGTATGTTCATGCTCCCGGCGCAGGAGCAGAAGGAGAAGCCGAAAGCAATCGTGAAGAAGATCGGGAGACCGAAGAAGGAGGAGAGATGAAGATAACAGTCGAATTTGAATCGCTGGAAGAGTTCCAGAAGTACCTGCAGGGCGCCGCGCCGGCTCAGGAAGAGCCCAAAGCGGAGAAGGTGGAAGAAGTACCCGCCAAGGCGGAAGAAGCGCCCACAACGCCGGCAGAGGCCGCTCCCGTTGCGATCCCGTGGGAGAAACCGGAGGACACGATCGAGGCGAAGACGCCGGCGGTCACGGAGGACTTCCGCATCGAGGTCCGGAAGACGCTCGCAGCACTGAACAAGGTGCAGACCGGCAATCCCGCGAAGAAGTTGATCGCAGAGATCGGCTACAAGCGGCTGACGGACGTCCCGCTGGAGCTGCTGCCGGGCCTAATGGAGAAGGCGAAGGAGGCCATGAACAATGCCTAAAGCACATGCAAAGCTGAGCCCGTCTGCGGCGGAAAGATGGATCCATTGCCCGGGCTCCATCCGGCTCTCGGAACAGTGCCCGCCGGCGCCGTCCAGCGAATATGCGGACGAAGGAACTGCAGCGCACCGGCTCGCTGAGCTGAAGGTCGAGTGCGGTCTGGTCCCGATCGGAGATCCAAAACTTACAAAGGACTTCGAGCGGGCACGCGCTTCGCAGTACTACTGCGGAGAGATGGAAGAGGCGACGGAGTTCTACGCGGACCGGGTGCAGGAGATCTACGCGAAGGCCCTGCAAGAGGATCCTGCGGCGGAGCTGATGGTCGAGCAGCACTTCTCCCTGGAGGAATGGATCCCGGGCGGCTTCGGCACCTCGGACGCGGTCGTGATCGGCGGGGACGTGATCGAGGTCATCGACCTGAAGTACGGCAAGGGCGTTAGGGTGGACGCGACCGGGAATCCGCAGCTGCGGCTGTACGGCCTCGGCGCGGCGATGCTCTTCGGCGACATCTACGACCTGAACACGGTCCGCATGACGATCATCCAGCCGCGGCTCGACCACATCAGCACGGAAGAGATGCCGCTCATGGACCTGTTCAAGTGGGCCGAGACAGTCGTGAAACCGGCGGCGAAAGAGGCAGCAGGGAAGAAGGCCCACACGGCGAGCGGCGACTGGTGCCGCTGGTGCCCGGCGAAAGCCGTCTGCAGAACGCGGGCCGAGAAGCAGCTGGAGCTCGCGGCGTACGACTTCCAGAAGCCGGACCTGCTGACGGTCGACGAGATCGGCGACATCCTGGCACGGGCGGACGAGCTGCAGAAGTGGGCGGCGGACGTGCAGGCCTACGCACTGGAGCAGGCACTCGCCGGCGAACACATCGACGGCTGGAAGCTCGTTGAGGGCAGGAGCGTCAGGAAGTACGCGGACGACCTGAAGGTCGCGGAGGCGCTGCAGGCAGCAGGATGGCCGGAGGCGGCGCTGTATGAGCGCAAGCTCTACGGCATCACGACGATGGAAAAGATCGTCGGAAAGAAAAAACTGACTGAGATCCTCGGGGATCTGATCATCAAGCCTGCGGGCAAGCCGGTCCTGGTACCGGAGTCGGATAAGCGGGAGGCAATAAACACCATAGAGAGCGCGAGGGCGGACTTCGCAGAGTGAGGAGGAAAGCATGAATCAGATCACCATCACAAGAGAAGAGTTCAGGGAAAAGATCATAAAGAACCCGGAAAGCTATGGCCTCGTGCGCGCTATGCGTAAAGACCCGGAGAGGATGAAGGTCGACGAGATACGGGCGTGCATCGAAGAATTCATGCTGACGGTAGTCCTCAAAGAGGTCGAGATGGATCTCTTCGGGCCGGGAGAATGAGCCTCTTCGACCGCGGCGAGTACGCTGCAGAGCAAGCATACCAAGAATTTTTATATGAACAAAGGAGGAAAGGTATGGCAACAAAAGTAGTCACAGGAAAAGTGAGATTCAGTTATGAACACGTCTTCCAGCCGTGGGCAGCGGCAGAAGGACAGGCAAAGAAATACAGCGTCTGCCTGCTGATCCCGAAATCGGACAAGGCAACGCTGCATAAGATAACGGCCGCAATAGACGAGGCCGTTCAGACTGGCATCAACTCGAAGTGGGGCGGCAAGATGCCGAAGAACCTGCACCTCCCTCTCAGGGACGGAGACGAGGAAAGAGCGGAAGAGCAGCCGGAATACGAGGACATGATGTTCCTGAACGCCAATAGCAACACAAGGCCCGGCGTCGTGGATAAGGACCTGAACGAGATCCTGGACCCGGAGGAATTCTACTCCGGATGCTGGGGCAGAGCGTCCATCAATTTCTACGCATATGACAGCAGCGGAAACCGCGGCATCGCTGTGGGCCTGAACAACGTCCAGAAGCTCAAAGACGGAGACCGTCTGGGCGGTTCGAGAGCTTCTGCAGAGGACGACTTCAGCGACGGATTTGAGGACGATGACGAGGAGGACTTCTGAGATGCGCACGCTCTCGATCGACGTTGAGACATACAGCTCCGTCGACCTCGGGGCCTGCGGGCTCCACAAGTACATGGAGAGCCCGGACTTCGAAATCTTATTGATCGGTTACAGCTTCGACGGCGGTGAGGTCAAGGTGCATGACTGTACCGGGCCGCACTGCTGGCCGCGGGACCTGCTCGCCGCTTTAGTTGATCCGAACGTGCAAAAGCGCGCATGGAACGCCGCATTCGAGCGCAACGCGTTCGCCCACGCTCTGGAGGAGGAAATGCCTCCGGAGCAGTGGAGCGACACGATGATCCTCGCGATGGAGTGCGGCCTGCCGGGATCGCTGGCAGCCGCTGGCATAGCTCTCGGACTTCCGGAGGAGCAGCTGAAGGATCCCGTCGGCAAGAGCCTCATCCAGTATTTCTCGAAGCCGTGCAGGCCAACGAAGGCCAACGGCGGGCGGACGAGAAACCTGCCGGCGCACGATAAGGAGAAGTGGAAGCTGTACATCGAGTACAACCGGCAGGACGTCGTGACGGAGATGGCGATCCGGAAGGCGCTGGAGGCGTTCTCGCTTCCGGCGTCGGAGCAGCGGCTCTGGGAGATGGATCAGCGCATGAACGATCGCGGCGTCCGCGTCGACGTGCCGATGGTCCGGAAGATCGTCAGCTACGACGAGCAGCGCCGGCAGGAGCTGCAGGAGGAGGCCCGGGAGATCACCGGGCTCTCCAATCCGAACAGCCTCGCGCAGCTGAAGCCGTGGCTGAACGACCGCGGGATCCCGATGACGCAGATCACGAAGGACACGGTCGCGGCAGCGCTAACGCTGAAATACCTGCCGGAGGATGTGCGGCGCGTGCTGGAGATCCGGCAGGCGCTCGGGAAGACGTCGACAGCCAAATACGCGACCATGCTCGGCGCAGCGTGCCGGGACGACCGCGTCCGCGGGATCCTGCAGTTCTACGGGGCGAACAGGACCGGCAGATGGGCCGGCCGGCTCGTGCAGGTCCAGAACCTCGCGAGGAACTCCCTGCCGGATCTGGACCTTGCGCGGGCGCTGACGGCACAGGGCGACTTCGAAACACTGGAGACGCTTTTCGGGGAGACAGCCTTCGTGTTTTCGGAACTTGTCCGGACGGCGTTCATCCCGTCGGACGGCTGCCTGTTCGTCGTCTCGGACTTTTCCGCGATCGAGGCCCGCGTGGTCGCGTGGCTCGCCGGTGAGGAATGGGTGCTGGAGGCGTTCCGGGCGGGAAAGGATATCTACTGCGAGACGGCCTCGATGATGTACCACGTGCCGGTCGTCAAACATGGACAGAACGGCGAGCTGCGCCAGAAGGGCAAGATCGCGACGCTGGCCTGCGGATATGGCGGCGGCGTCGGTGCGATGAAGGCGATGGACCGCGGCGGCTCGATCCCGGAGGAAGAGCTGCAGAGCGTCGTCGACCAGTGGCGGCAGGCGAACCCGAAGATCGTGAAGCTGTGGAGGAAGTGCGAGCAGGCGGCCAGGACGGCGATCGAAGAGAAGCGGACCGTCCGGGCGACCGAATCGATCAGCTTCAAGTATGCCGGCGGCCATCTGTTCTGCCGGCTGCCGTCAGGACGGTCGCTGTGCTACTGGAGGGCGCGGATCACCGAGGACGGCCAGCTCGTCTACATGGGCGTGAACCAGACGACGAAACAGTGGCAGGAGATCGAGACCTGGGGCGGGAAGATCGTCGAGAACATCGTGCAGGCGGTCGCGCGGGATTGTCTGGCGGTCGCGATGCAGCGCGTCGAGGCGATGGGCTACCAGATCGTGATGCACATCCACGACGAGATGATTGTCGACGTGCCGGTCGATGTGACGCACGTCCCCGCGGAGCAGGCGCTCGAGGAGATAAACGGAGCGATGGCGGCTCCGATCGAGTGGGCGCCGGGTTTGCCGCTGAAGGGTGACGGCTACGTTTGCCGCTATTATCGAAAGGACTAAAGAGATGACTACAGAAGCAACGATCCAGGCGGTCCGTGACTACTACACCGCGGCCGCCGCGTCCAGCACGGCGGGGCCGTCCGTCGTCAGGGCGCCGCACTGTCCGGTCTGTGGGAAGGAGATCTACACCTACGACGCGCCGGACGTGGAATACATCGAAACGAAGAGGAGGACGCAGATCCTGATCCACACGAAGTGCGTCCGGAAATGGAGGAACATATGAGCGAAATCCGCATCAATTTTCACGAGGACGGCCGGATGGTGGTCCGGCTCGGGGCGTTCTTCCCGTGCGCGCAGCACCACCTCCGGCGGCTGCTCGCGGTCGTGGCTATGGACTGGAAGCGCAGCGACGAGATCGTGCAGGAGATCGAGGCCTTCCTGAAGGAAAAAGCCAGGGAGACGCGGCCCTACGATGCGAAGTACGCCGCAAGGCTCGAAAAGAATTTGGAGACGGTGGAGCAATGGAAGCAAACACGAAGGTGATCAACATGGAGGACAACCTCCGCCGGGTGCAGTACGACGGGGAGCTCCTGATCAGCACCGGGAAGAGCCGCTACGAGACGAGCTGGAAGAACCGGCGGACGTCGTGGTCGGCGCTCCTGAAGAAGCTCTCCGAGAGCGTCCAGACATACGAGACGCACGCGGAATACATGAAGATGCCGAAGGACCGGCAGGACCAGATCAAAGACATCGGCGGCTTCGTCGGCGGCCACCTGAAGGGCGGCAGGCGCGTCAGCGGAAACGTCGCCGCGCGCCAGATCGTCACGCTGGATGCGGACTTCGCACCGGTGGACCTCGTCGGGGAGATCCGGGACAGCTTCAGCCTCGAGTGCGCGTGGGCGGTCTACTCGACACACAAGCACACGCCGGAGAAGCCGCGGCTGCGCCTGATCGTCCCGCTCGACCGGGAGGTCAACGCGGACGAGTACGAAGCGATCGCGCGGAAGGTCGCGGAAAAGGTCGGCATCGACTACTTCGACGACTCAAGCTACCAGTCGACGCGGCTCATGTACTGGCCCTCACACAGCGCGGATGTGGATCCGTACTTTGAGGAGAACGACGCGCCGTTCCTTAAGGCCGACGACGTGCTGCACGAGTACCGCGACTGGACGGACGTCGCGGAGTGGCCGGAGTCAAGCCGCATGACCGGGATTCGGAGGAAGCTCGCGGACAAACAGGGAGATCCTCTTGAGAAGAAGGGCCCGGTCGGTCTGTTCTGTCGCACGTACACGGTCACGGAGGCAATGGAGAAATATCTGCCGGGCGTTTATATCCCGACAGCGAAGGAGGACCGCTACACCTACGCGGCGGGCTCCACAGCGGCCGGCGTCGTGATCTACGAGGGAGGGAAGTTCTTCTACTCGAACCACGGCACGGATCCACTCGGAGGGCAGCTGCTGAACGCGTTCGACCTCGTTCGGCTGTACAAGTTCCGGGACCTGGACGAGGGAAGCGACAAGAGGGGCGCGAACGCGCCCAGCTGGAAGGCGATGCGGGACCTGATCCGCGAGGACGAGGACTGCATCCGCCAGATGTACAAAGAGAAGGACGCGGAGGCGAAGGACGACTTCGCGGAGCCGGTGACAGACGGCGACTGGAGGCTCCAGCTGCAGATGACCGCGGCGATGGGCATTGCGCCGACCGTGGCAAACGCGACGCTGATCCTCGAGAACGACGAACGCCTGCAGGGCATCCGCTTCAACGAGATGGAGGGCCTGATCTACGCCGGGGATCTTCCCTGGGGACAGCTGAGGGGCGCATGGAGGGAGGCGGACGACGCGCAGCTCCTTCTGTACATTGCCCAGACGTACGGCGTGGAGTTCCCGACAGTGCGGCTGCGGACCGCGCTGGTCGCAGTCGCGGACCGTCGAAAGTATCATCCGGTGCGGGAGTATCTGGAGTCGCTACCGCCGTGGGATGGGAAGGAACGCCTCGACCGTCTCCTGACTGACTACCTCGGCGCAGACGACAACATCTACACGCGGGAGGTGATCCGGAAGTCGCTGACGGCGGCTGTCGCGCGGATCTATGAGCCAGGCGTCAAGTTCGACTATATGACGGTCCTGGTCGGCCCGCAGGGCGCAGGCAAGAGCACGTTCTTCGAGCGGCTCGCGCGCAGGCCTGCATGGTTCACGGACTCGCTGAAGATGGACATGATGAACAAGATCAAGGACAGCGGCGAGCAGCTGCAGGGCGCCTGGATCGTCGAGATCGGAGAGATGACCGGCATGAAGAAAGCGGACATCGAGGCGGTGAAGAGCTTCGTCTCGAGGACCAGCGACGACTACCGCGCGGCCTTCGGGCACTACAAGGAAAAACGCCCGCGGCAGTGTATCGTTGTCGGTTCCACGAACGCGGAGGAGGGCTTTCTGCGGGACGTGACCGGGAACCGGCGCTTCTGGCCGGTGCACATCAGGAAGGGCGAGCACGTGAAGGCGCGCGACCTGACGGCGGCCACGGTCGACCAGATCTGGGCCGAGGCGAAGATCACCTACGAGCTCGGGGAGGATCTGGTCCTGTCTGAAGCTGCGGAAGCGCTGGCGGTCGACGCGCAGCGTGAAGCAATGGAGCAGGACGACCGGCAGGGCCTCGTGGAGGACTACCTGGAGCGGCTCCTGCCTGAAGAATGGGAGAAGATGGATCCAGACCAGCGCGCGCTCTTCCTCGACAGCGACGAGGTCGGAGTCATCCGGAGGACGGAGGTCTCGAACATGGAGATCTGGGTCGAGGCCCTGCACGGATCCCAGAACAAGATCGAGGCGAAGGACTCCTACGCCATCGCGAAGATCATGGCAAAGATCCCCGGATGGAAAAAGACCGAAGAACGAAAACGACTGGGTGAATATGGTCAGCAAAGGTTATACCGGAGGACAAATTAGTGACAAGTGACAAGTATGACAAGAATCTATAAGAGTCTTGTATTAGAAAAACATACGCATATACACACGTATGTTTTTCTGAAACACGCGCGTATAAGCTTTCTTGTCATTCTTGTCAACCTTGTCACGCGAAAGCCGGGAAACCCGCATAAACACTGCATTTTTGAGAGGTGACGAGATGACAACACGAGAAAGAGAGATAGAAGCATCGCTGAAAGCGAACATTGAAGCAGAGGGCGGCTTGTTTTTGAAGTGGGTAAGCCCCGGGAACGATGGGGTGCCGGATCGGATCCTGATTTACAACGGTCGGGTCATATTTGTCGAACTGAAGACGAAGCCGGGAAAGCTATCTCCAATCCAGATACACCAGCAGGAACGACTCCGGAAGGCGGGTGCGACCGTAGTAACCACTTACGGCTTCGCCGGCTCAGAACGGCTTCGAGTGGACCTGCTGGATGGGCGGGAAGACCTCCCGAAAGAATATCGGGGATGGGTGACGGAAACAAAATGAAATTCGCAGCACACGACGGGAAGGAGGTGATGCCGCATGAAGTTCATACCGCATGAATACCAGACGAGAGCGATCAGCAGGATCCTAACTCAGCCGAGCGTCGGGCTATTCCTGGATATGGGCCTCGGTTAGGAAAAACGGTCATCACCATGACCGCAATCGAGGAGCTCATGCATGACCGCTTCGAGGTCTCTCGCGTTCTGGTCATCGCACCGAAGCGAGTCGCAGAGGATACCTGGACGAGGGAGGCGGCCAAGTGGGACCACCTGAAGGGGCTGACGATCTCGCCGGTCCTCGGGACGGCAGCACAAAGGACCGCGGCGCTGGATGCGGATGCGGATCTGTACGTGATCGGGCGCGACAACGTGGTCTGGCTTGTGGAGCTTTTGCAGAAGAGGCGGCGGGGCTGGCCGTTCGACATGATCGTGATCGACGAGCTCTCCAGCTTCAAGAACTCGCAGGCGAAACGCTTCCGGGCCTTGAGGAGGGCGATCCCGTTCGCGCACCGCGTCGTCGGCCTTACCGGCACGCCGTCGCCCAATGGGCTCATGGACCTCTGGTCCGAGATCTATCTTCTCGACCAGGGCGAGCGCCTCGGGAGGACGATCGGGTGGTATAGGGACGAGTACTTCCGGCCCGGGATGCGGAACGGCTACACGGTGTACAAGTGGGAGCCGAGGAAGGGAGCGCAGAAGGAGATCGAGAAGCGGATCAGCGACATCTGCGTCAGCATGAGCGCGGCGGACTATCTGCAGCTGCCCGAGAGGATCGACAACGTGATCCCGGTCCGGCTCACGGACGAGGAGCGGAAAGCATATGACGAGATGGAGCGGGACCAGCTGCTGCAGCTGGGCGAGGACGAGACGGTCGTCGCGCTAAACGCCGCGGCGGTAATGAGTAAGCTCCTGCAGATCGCGAACGGGGCCGTCTACGCGGAAGGCGGAGCGGTCATGCGGATCCACGAAGAGAAGGCGCAGGCTCTCGAGGAGATCATCGACACGACCGGCGAGCCGGTCCTGGTCTTCCACAGTTTCCGGCACGACCTCGAGACGATACAGCGAAGGATCCCGGAAGCGAGGACGCTGGAAGGCCCGGAGGACATCGCGGCATGGAACAGGGGCGAGATCCGGGTGCTGCTGGCGCATCCTGCGTCCGTGGGCTACGGCCTGAACCTGCAGGAAGGCGGCCACGTGATCGTCTGGTACGGGCTCACGTGGTCACTCGAGTTATACCAGCAGGCGAACGCAAGGCTCCACAGGCAGGGGCAGGAGAGGCCGGTGATCGTGCATCACCTGATCACCGAGGGAACAGTCGACGAGCAGGTCATGAAGGCGCTGCAGTCAAAAGACACATCACAGGCGGCCCTTCTGGCGGCCTTAAAAGAGAGGAGCGGAACATGGGTGACGGACTAATGCTGATCATAGGAGAAGACGGCGTCGCGAGGAAGTACGATGATACCTACGACATTACGATCCACTGCGAGACCGCAGAGGAACAGGATCAAGTACGGAGAATGCTGACGCGGCAGTGGGTACCAGTGACGGAAGCCCTGCCTGATGAAGAGGGGCAATACCTGGTGACATGGGAAGGGTATGTGCTCATTTTGCAATATGGGAAGCCGCTTTTGCCGATGAATGGGCCGAAACAGCGCAAGCCCGACTGGTATGAAATCACGGACGATGGCGATTACTACCGCGAGTGCGTGACTGCATGGATGTCGCTGCCGAAACCGTTCGAGGAGGGGACGAAACAATGAGCAAAGCGGAATGCAGGCCGGCGTACCTGCGTCACAAACTGGCGATGGAGGCGGCGATAAACAAGAAGGACCCGCCGAGGGTGGCGGAGGTCTTCAAACGCAAACCATATAGCAGCTCGAACTATACGAGGAGGGACGGCAATGAGTCACGACGAGATAATGAATGACCTGCAGCTGCCGAAGAGCGAGGACCGCGAGCTGGAGAAGGCGATCCAGCGGATCCGGCTGCTGTACGTAGAAGCGAAGCATATGCCAGGAATACAGAACCCGCTTGCGTGGGCGGTGTACCAGGCATGGAAGGAGGTGGCCCGGTGAGCGGAAGAGTACCACGAGACATGCTGAAGAAGCTCCGGAAGCTGTCCGGCGTCGAGATGTTCGACTACCTGCGGAACATCTACGCGGAGGGTTTCCAGGACGGCCTTAGAGAAGGCGAGAGCGAATACGACGACGCGATCATCATCACAGAAGACGAGGCGCGCGACAGGCTGACGGAAGAGGGTTTCCTTAGACTGATAGGAGGCGCGGATTGATTCGGATCGGGAAGGTGAGGGAATGGCAGTAAGTCTTGTATTAACTATAATAATGAGGGGACGATAATGACCCAGCATAGAGTTTTGTCTATAAAGAATCAATATTACATCCCGAAAGAAGAGTTCCTTACAGTTTTGCATTACTGTCGGCAATATCCATTATGGGTCGCAGAGCTTAAGGCTGATCCAGATTCATCACGGGCAATAACATATGATAAGGATAGGGTCCAGACGTCTAATGTTTTTGATCCGACGGAAGCTATTGGAATGCGAAGGGCAGAAATAGCAGCAAAGAAGAGGGGGCTCGAAGAAGTAGCGCGAGAAGTCGGCGGGGCTCTTTATGATTGGATTATCCTGGGAGTCTGTTATGGTATGACGTACTATCAACTGCAAGAGCGTGGCATCCCTTGCGGGAAAGACATGTATTACGATCGCAGACGAAAATTCTACTATGAAATAGCAAGGAGACTGTGATGGGCAAATAACCGTAATCACGGGACAACAATCTATGCTATCTTGCTATTGGTGAAACAAGGCATAGAACACCTACCTCTTGAGACTGACGAATGACTCCATGGGAAGAGCGCATCGAATCCGGTGCGCTTTTTTCATTGCCTTGGTTGTTCCTTTCCTTTTCATATGCGGCGGCGCTAATTGCGACGCGGGACGCTTGCACACGGTGACCCGTGGGACAGCACCGGAAACACGCGCGTGTCATGGTGTGGCTGTATGGTCGGCGGCGGGCGAGGTGTTCGCGGGGACGCACCTCATTAAATAAATATCAGCGGGCGGGTGATGGTGGGAACATGCGGCGAAGGTACTCGCTTTATCCCCAGCACTCCTGGCATGAAAGCGCAGCCATCTCGCCAGATTTTTTACTATGAGCAGACTTGCATCCTGTTCGAGGTGCGGGAAGATCCACCCGATCGGGCAGTGTCCATTACCCAGGCCGAGGCGATACACCGACGCGCCTACTGACCAGTCAAAATTTCGGTCGTCCTACAAGTGGACACAGAAATCCGAAAAGATTCGGAAACGTGATCATTATCTTTGCCAGGCCTGCCTGCATAACCTTGATGGTCTTGGCGTGCGATACACGACCACGGACCTCGAGGTGCATCACATCGTACCATTAGCTGACGACTATGACAGAAGGCTTGATGACAGCAACCTGATCACACTGTGTCGTGAGCATCATGAGCAAGCAGAACAAGGAGTGATAGGCAGGGTGATGCTTCATCAGCTGACGACGTGCAGTGCGGTGGAGCGTGCGACGAGCAATTCCCCGGGCCTGTGAGGCGGCGCTTTAGTAGAAAAAAGCAAGAC